CCACTAATGAGAAGTAAATCAATGATGGGGGTACTAACAGTAGTCCCGTTTACATCAAAGAAAACCCGTCAGGGTAACGGCTTGCATAGTAAGCCACGAAAGGGTAAAAAGAAATATAGAGGCCAAGGTAAATGAAGTTATTTGTTGACGCAGATTACATTGTTTACAAAGCTTGCGCTGGTGCAGAATCAGACCTTGATTTCGGTGATGATGTAATTGTAGTTGTCAGCAAATTCAGTGAAGCATACGCAGCAGTCAAACGTGAACTAAATAAAATTAAAAACAAGTTCATGTGGGATGTACCTGAAGTAGTTCTTTTCTTTAGTGATAGTACTAATTTCCGTAAGGAGATCATGCCTGCTTACAAAGGGCATCGTAATCGTAAGAAACCCTGTGGATACAAACGTGTTATCAATGCTCTCAAAGATGAGTACGAAGTAGTAATACTACCGACTCTTGAAGCTGATGATAGTATGGGTATCTACGCTACTAAATATCCTGGTAACATTATCGTTAGTCCAGACAAAGACATGCGACAGATACCTGGAACGCTCTACACCATGGATGAAACCGTGAATGTGGAAGAAGCAGAGGGGCAACGTTGGCACCTCATACAGGCGCTTGCAGGGGACCAGACAGACGGCTATAGTGGTGTACCTGGTATTGGAATTAAACGAGCAGTTGCTTTGTTTGAAGACAAAGGTTACACTTGGAAAACAGTTGTGGATGCATTTGCCGAGAAGGATCTTGGTGAAGACATCGCACTACAAAACGCAAGACTTGCAAAGATCCTTACTAACGATGATTATGACTGGAGAGCAAAACAACCCATCCTTTTTACCCCCTCCTCCGATTATAAAGTTGACAGTGGAGCAGGACTTCAAGATAAGAAGGCTTGAAGACCTTCTACCGAAAGCTGATAAAAAAGATATCATTACATTGTTTATGGCGTTACAACGTCAGAACTTTGCACTTGCTAACACTGTATCTAACCTAGTAAAACAATGGCCCAATCACCTGAACACTACGGAAACAACTGGGAAGTAGGAGACTTCATCGTTAATCAGAACCTCAGTTTCTTTCAAGCTAATGCTGTCAAATACATTTGTCGTTGTGAATACAAAGGAGACAAAAGAAAAGACCTAGCCAAAGCAATCCACTATCTACAACATGAACTCGACAAAACACAATCAGACTGGGACGACTCTATTGGATCAAGCAAAAGAGTTTCGCCAAGCGTATTCGGTGGCCAATTCATCGAGTGGGACACTGATCCAGAAATGTTTGATCGATGAAGAATGGTCAGAGTTTCACGAAGCCTTTCATTTAAAAGATGAACACGAACAACTGAAAGAGCTTTGTGATCTTGTCTATGTTTGTTACCAGTTTGCTGCTAATGAAGGCTGGGATCTAGATGAAGCTATGGATCGCGTTCATAAATCAAACATGTCCAAACTAGATGAGAATGGACAACCTATTTACCGCCAAGACGGTAAGGTCTTAAAAGGACCAAACTACAAACCTCCAAACCTAACTGATCTACTCAATGTCTAATTATATCTCCCGCACAGGTCGGGTTCAATCATGGATCGATGATCCTACACATCGCCTACCAGTCAGCTGCACAGTATTTGTAGTTGAAAATGAAATGGAAGGCCCAAATGGTATTGAAGCCAGCTGGAGGTTTGCCTCACACGCTCTCAGGTATGGCGCAGGTTGTGCTATCCATCTCTCTAAACTTGACCCTAAAGGTTACACAAGAGAGTCAGGAGTTACTGCTTCTGGTCCTGTAAGTTTTGGTAAAATTTATTCTTCTTTAAATGAAATACTTAGACGTGGTGGGATCTACAAAAACGGTGCCATTGTTCTTCACCTTGACTTATCCCATCCTGATGCTAGGGAGTTTATCAATGCTAATAGATCGGAACTACCTTGGATCAAGCGATGCATCAACATCACAGATGAGTGGTGGCAGGATTGTACGTTTAAGGAACAATTACTACACGGAATTAAATCCGGTGACATCTGGCTAAACAAAGTAAAATATGACAATGAAGGAAACCGCATCAGAGGTAACGTCTGTCTCGAAGTATACCTGCCATCACGAGGTACCTGTCTACTACAGCATATCAATCTTGGAGCCTGTGAGTTCGACGACATCCCACGAGCATTTGTTGAAGGTATGTCCGAATTGTGCAGCCTACATAGTAGGACAGCTGTCGGAGATACTGGAGAATACCTCTCGCCTGAAATTGATAGACAGGTGGGACTCGGAATGCTTGGCCTCGCAAATCTCCTACGTAGGTACGGAGTAACATACGAACAATTTGGAAGAGCGTTAGATCAATATAACAACAATGAAACTATTCGATCGGCCTCTTATGAACTTGTCTCTCAAATTGCTTCAGGAATTAAACAAGCAGCCACAATTGCTCGCGAGTATAATATGGTTCGAGCCTTTGCTATCGCTCCAACCGCCAGTTGCAGTTATCGAAGCGTGGATCTGGATGGCTATACTTGCACACCAGAAATCGCTCCACCTATCTCGCAGACAGTCGATCGCGACTCGGGTACTTTCGGAGTACAAACTTACAACTATGGCGATGTAGAAATTGCTAGTAATGTAGGATGGGAAAATTATAAAAGAGTTGCAGATGGCATTATGACAATGCTTGACGCCACAGGACTTCTTCATGGATACAGTTTCAACTCTTGGAGTGATTCAGTAACCTACGATAATGCATTCGTAGAAGAGTGGCTTAGGTCTCCGCAAACAAGCCTCTATTACAGCTTACAAGTGATGAGTGATACACAAGATAAATCTAGTGCTTATGCTGCATTAGATGAATCAGAAGTGGATAACTACTTAGAGGACATTTTAAATGAAGAACTTACATGTGATTGCCAAGAATGAACCCTTACGAGAAACTACTAAACCGGAAACGGAAATGGACACCAGTACAGACAACTGCCGGATCATGCAAGGCAGGGGCGGAAAAAGCGGTACACCGTGCACTTGCGTTACGACACATGGAACTACCTGTGGGAGATTTTATCCGTGATGGATTGGATACCGACGTACCAAAACTATCGCGGGAGCTATTGGAATCAAATATCACCGACGAGATCAATCACGACGTGGCACTTGGTTACATTGCCAATGCTTACGGGGTTGACGAAAAAGCTGAATCGGAAGCTTTACGGCTCAGGGAAGCTTGGACTTCGCATCCTGATCATACGATCCTCAAAGCAATGGTTGCCGAACGTGCAATTTTCTTCGTTCTTCTACCATTCTTCCGCTTTAATGGTGACGCTGGAATGCGAACAGTCAGTGCGGATATAAGTAGAGATGAACAAATCCACGTTGCTGCCAATAGTATTGTTTGTCGGGAGCTGGGGCTTACTGTCAGTCCTAGTCTTGATAAACTCCGCAAGGCAACTATCAATTGGGTAATGCAACCCCTAGGTATTAATACTACCGATAAATATTTAGATAAAAAATTTTGGCTCGATTCTAGTGACCGCTTAATGTATGAGGGCAAAGCCCCAGAACTTTCTGCAACTAAATCAGCTAGAATGCCCGCTTTCTTTGAACATGATGCAAGAAATCTCCCCCAATACGCTTGAAGTCTTAGGGATGAATTCCCGTGGACTTGTAGCTGCATTAGAAGAATCCTTTCCACCAACTAACCCTAACCCTGAAGATACAATGGAAAAAATTATGTACAGGTCTGGTCAACGCAGTGTTGTTGAGTGGATCATTAACTATATGGAGGAAAACTAATGGCTTGGTCAGCACAAGATTTCATGTCGCGGATTGGCCGCACTCCTGAGCAACAAAAATACTTTAATGCCAGTGGTAAGGTTAACTCTCAATATTCGTCAGTAGCATCTCAACAAAACCCTAATCCTATTTATAGTTACACACCCGTAACACATCTAAGAGGTGGTCAAAAGAGTTATGGTAAAACGGTTAACGTTTATAATAAAGATAGACCAGGTGCAGCCGCACCAGCTGCAGCGGGATCGGCTGCTGCTCCTCCTGTACGTCCCCCTACCCCAACAACTCCTACTAACAATTATCAAAGCCAAATCGCTGCTTTAACTGCAAGCATTGCACAACAACAGCAATCTGCTGCTGCCGCGGCTGCTGCCTCTCAAAAAGCTGCTGCTGAACGTGCTGCCGCTGCTAAAGCTTCTGAAGCTCAGTACCAAAGTCGCCTTTCAGATTTATCCAAAAGTTTTGATAGTCGCTTACTACAACAACAACAGGGGTTTGATACTAGCTTAGCACAACAAACTGAAGCACAGGCTGCATATTTAAATGATTTGCAGATACAACAAGACACAAGGCTAAGTAAAATGGCTCTTGATGCAAAAACCAGGGCTGATGACTTGGCACTAGGTCAACGCACTTATCAGCAAAATCAATCCAGATCTAATCAGCTTGCCGACCTACAAATTGGTAATGCTGGTGGGGCTCCAAAGATTGGTGGTACACAAGGTTTTAAACGTAGAAAACTACAAGTTAATCCTGTTACTGCAAATGCCCTTTCAGGTATTCTTGGTGGCTCTTCTGCCACATCCTCAACTAACACATTGAACGTCTAATGACTGCTAAATCACGTTATGACAGATTGTCTTCGGACCGTTCCCAGTTTCTAAACTCTGCTAGACAAGCAGCAGATCTAACCTTACCTTATCTTATTCGTGAAGATGAGCACTTTACTAAAGGTGCTATTAAATTAACTACTCCCTGGCAATCAACAGGAGCCAAAGGTGTGGTGACGCTTGCAAGTAAACTTATGCTTGCATTGCTACCTCCACAAACCAGCTTCTTTAAACTCCAGGTAAATGATATTAATCTTCCAGAAGAACTTGGTCCTGAGATTAGATCAGAACTTGACTTGTCGTTTGCTAAAGTTGAACGCACCATTATGGAATCCATTGCGGCTTCTACTGATCGTGTTGTTGTTCACCAAGCACTAAAGCATTTAGTTGTTGCTGGCAATGCTCTTATCTTTATGGGTAAGGATGGACTTAAGCTTTATCCTTTAAACCGATACGTAGTAGATAGAGATGGTAACGGTAATGTTATTGAAATTATAACTAAAGAAACAATCTCGAAAAAAATACTTAAAAGAAATTACCCCGACTATAAAGAAGATACACCTAGTGATGTATCTGATAACACTTCAGCACAAAGTGATGAATGTGATATTTATACACATGTCACATTAGATAACAACCGTTGGCTCTGGCATCAAGAAGTATACGATCAAGTCCTTAACAAGTCAATGGGTAAAGCACCTGTTGACAGTAACCCGTGGCTTGTGCTACGCTTTAACCATGTAGACGGAGAGGTCTACGGGCGCGGTCGAGTGGAAGAGTTCCTTGGTGATCTAAAGTCACTTGAAGCTCTGTCACAAGCCATCGTTGAAGGCAGCGCAGCAGCTGCTAAAGTAGTGTTTACTGTTTCACCAAGCAGTACCACCAAACCATCAACGCTTGCCAAGGCAGGCAATGGTGCTATCATCCAAGGACGACCTGATGATATTGGTGTAGTGCAAGTTGGTAAGACAGCTGACTTCCAAACTTGTTATCAAATGATTGGGTCTTTGACACAACGCTTGAGTGATGCATTCCTAATCATGAACGTTAGGAACTCAGAACGCACCACAGCTGAAGAGGTTCGGATGACACAACTTGAGCTTGAACAACAACTTGGGGGACTATTCTCCCTACTAACTGTTGAGTTCCTTGTGCCTTATCTTAACCGCAAACTTTCTGTTGCACAGAAGACTGGACAGATCCCACGTTTACCTAAAGGTGATATCGTTAAGCCAACAATTGTTGCTGGTATCAATGCCCTTGGTCGTGGTCAAGATCGTGAAAGTCTTGGTCAATTCTTACAGATCATTGCACAAACTATTGGCCCTGAAGCCATTGGTCAATTCATCAATACTGATGAAGTTATCAAACGTCTTGCAGCTGCCTCTGGTATCGACGTACTCAACCTTGTGAAGAGTATGGAAGAACAACAGGGTGAACAGCAACAAGCTATGCAACAACAACAAGCAATGGCTGCACAACAACAACAACCACAGATGGCTGCTGTTGAACAGAAGCGTGAACAAGCTGCTATGCAAATGATGCAACAGCAACCACCAGAACCAACCCCACCACAATAATATGCCTGAAACACTTACGATGAATGATACACCTGCTGATCAGCCAGACATGAATGCTGATGAGCAAGACTCTTTGCAGGTTGCTGAGTCTCTTGAGGGTGCAGAGCAACCGCTGTTGGCTGGTAAATTTAAGGACCAGTCATCATTAGAACAAGCTTACCTTGCACTACAAAAAAAACTTGGTGAACCAAGTGATGAGCCCGAAGCCGGTGAAGAAGTAGAGCAAGAGGAACAACCATCAGAAGAAGACACAGAAGAAGAATCTTCTGCTGACCAACTTACTGAAGAACAAGCTAATCAATTGTTTGAAATGGTTGGTGGTGAGAAAGCATACAAATCAATGCTTAGCTGGGCAGGTGAAAACATGTCTAAAGAAGAAATTGAGATGTATGATTCGGTGATGGCTAGCGGTAGTGCTAACTCTATTTACTTTGCTGTACAAGCATTGAGTAATAAGTATGGTGATGCTGTTGGCAATGATGGTCAATTGCTAACTGGTAAGCGTTCTGCTGCACAGCAAGATGCTCAGTTCCGTAGTCAACAGGAACTTGTACAAGCTATGAATGATCCACGCTATGATCGTGATCCTGCTTTTAGGGATGACGTTATCCGTAAACTTCAAAACTCTGACATCGAATTCTAATGACTGTTACCACCAACGATCGCGGACAACAAAACCTCTTTGCTAAAGAACCCACCATGTACACTGACGAAAACTACACTGTGAATCACAACGACAAAGCAGAAAAACTAAACGGTCGCCTGGCTATGCTAGGTGTGATGGCTGCGCTTGGAGCGTATGCATTAACTGGTCAAATTATCCCTGGAGTCTGGTGATGCCACAAGGTAAAGAAACTTACGGATCACAGAAAGGCAGGCCACCTAAGAAAGGTACTAAAAAGTAATGGCTAAATCAGGTCTCTACGCTAACATCCACGCAAAGAAAATGCGTATCGCAAAAGGCTCTAATGAAAAGATGCGTAAGCCAGGAAGCAAAGGTGCTCCTACTGCTGCCAACTTTAAACGAGCTGCTAAAACTGCTAAAAAATCATGATTGAATGCCCACAATGTACTGCGCCTCAGCAGTACGTTCTAGAACAACTACAGACTTCTGCTGGTGTGACAGACCGTACAGCACTGGCAGTCATTATGGGTAACATCCAACAAGAGTCAAACTTCAAACCTAACATCTGCGAGGGTGGTGCTATCGTTCCTTACGATCGCTGCCTTAGTGGTGGATATGGTTTGATTCAATGGACATCCATTGAGCGGTACATTGGTCTTGGCAGCCACTGTACCGAACGCAAACAAGATCCTAGTGGTCTCAAATGTCAAACTGATTACTTAATAAAGGAGATGAAGTTTAGAAAAGATCTATTTGCTTTTCAAACTAAACATCAAGCTATTCCTTATTACATGAATGCTGCATACTACTGGTTAGGCTGGGGTGTTCATGGTAATCGTACACAACATACTTATTCTTTTTTAACTAAACTACAATGAAATTTTTTGCTATCCTCCCTGCTGTAGCTTTTCTTGCTACCCCTGCAATTGCTGGTCCTTATGCTAACATTGAGAACAATGCTGGATTCAGTGGATCTAACTTTCTTGGTCATGTAACAGATTTTCATCTGGGATATGAATCAGGAAATGATGTAGCTTCTTACTATGTACAAGCTGGTCCTTCTATCTTTGCACCTGATGGTGGTGTAGAAGAGACCAAACTAACTGGTAAGCTTGGCGGTTCAGTTCAAGCAACAGAACGCCTCTCCGTATACGGTGAAGTAGCTGCTACCTTTGATAATGCAAATGATTACGGCACTAAGGTCGGAGTCAAGTACAGCTTCTAATAGCTAAATAGAATAAGGGGGGGTGCAATTCCTCCCCATACGCGGGTGTAGTTTAGTGGTAAAACCTCATCCTTCCAAGTTGATGATGCGAGTTCGATTCCCGCCTCCCGCTTAGACTGCCAGGTCTTAAAATTGGTCTTACTTATTTGAAGCGTTTAAACAACGCTAATCACTTCATAAACATGTACTATTATTTAAATGACCGCTACTATTTCGCTACAAGGACAACAAAAAAATGCTTGGAACAACTTCTGTGACTGGGTAACATCAACTAACAACCGACTGTATGTTGGTTGGTTCGGAGTCCTTATGGTTCCAACACTAATCGCTGCTACAACCTGCTTCATCATTGCATTCATTGCAGCACCACCCGTAGACATAGACGGAATCCGTGAGCCCGTAGCTGGCTCTCTCATGTATGGAAACAACATTATCTCAGGGGCAGTCGTCCCAAGCTCCAATGCAATCGGTCTACATTTCTACCCTATCTGGGAGGCAGCAAGTCTCGATGAGTGGCTCTACAACGGAGGCCCTTTCCAACTTGTCA